CTGCCGTCCTGCGGGCAGGAACGCTGAACGACGATGTCCGATACGACCAGCATGGATATGTCGCTGAACGAATCCAGCGATGGCGTGGACATGACCAGACCGGCCACAGTACTCAGCAGAGAGCACGTGTATCAAGGCGCGATTTTCGGCGTGGAGGACATGCGTATCGCGTTGCAGACACGAGACGGCGGACAAACCGTGATCCGCAGACAGGTGATGCGGCACGCGCCCTGTGTGGTCATGCTGGTGCATGACTGCGCGCAGGATTTGTACTTGGTCGAACGAGAATACCGTGTCGGCTGCGACGCCTTCGCCTACGGTCTGCCGGCAGGACTCATCGATGACGGGGAAGACGTCGATGCGGCCGCATTGCGTGAGCTGCGCGAAGAGACCGGCGTCGAGCCAATCGACGAAAACAGTTGCGATATCGACCATGTCGGGCAATTCTATTCATCCGAAGGCATGACCGACGAACTGGCCAACATCATGGTGGTGCACCTGCGCCACTGGCAGGCCGTCGAACGGCATTTCGACGCCGACGAGCATGTCGAATCTGCTTGGATCCCGTGGAAGCAGCTACGAGACACGCACATCACGGCCTCCAATTCGGAGATCGCCATTTTGCATGAGCAAATTCGCAGAATGCGGCAACAATAGCGGCCTGCAGGTTTCGAATTGTAAAAACAATCGCCGGAATAAACGAAATAACGAATTCAACTCGCAAAACGTGCGATACTTGAATTATGCAAATCAGACCTGGATCGATGTATCCACTCGGTGCGAGCTACGACGGCGCCGGCGTGAATTTCGCCCTCTTCTCTCAAGTGGCCCAGAAAGTCGAGCTTTGTCTTTTCGATGAGGAAGACCGTGAGACCCGAGTGGAAATGACGGAGCAGAACTCCTACGTATGGCATAACTATCTGCCGGGAATACAACCCGGGCAACGGTACGGCTATCGTGTGTACGGTCCGTATGATCCAGCAAAGGGCCTGCGGTGCAACCCGAACAAGTTGCTGCTCGACCCGTACGCAAAAGCCATCGAGGGAAACATCGACGGTGACGAAAGCCTCTATTCGTATTGGTTCAAAAGCCCTGAGGACGTCACCAGCATGAATACGCTGGATTCCGCGCCGCATACCATGAAATCGGCCGTGGTCAATCCGTATTTCGACTGGGGCAACGACCAACATCCGAACATCTCCTACCATGATTCGGTAATCTACGAAGCCCATGTGCGTGGCATGACCAATCTCAACCTGGACGTGCCGCCGGACATCCGTGGAACCTACGCGGGCCTCGCATATCCATCGGTCATCGAATATCTGAGGAAGCTCGGCGTCACCGCCATCGAACTTATGCCGATCCACCAGTTCGTCAACGACAGCTTCCTGCAGGAAAAAGGCCTGAGCAACTACTGGGGCTACAACACCATCGGCTTCTTCGCGCCTCATAACGCGTACTCAAGCTCCGGACAACGCGGCGAGCAGGTCAACGAATTCAAATCCATGGTCAAGGCCTACCATCGCGCCGGCATGGAAGTGATCCTCGACGTGGTGTACAACCACACCGCCGAAGGCAACAACCTCGGCCCGACCCTAAGCTTCAAAGGCATCGACAACGGTGCCTACTACCGTCTGG